CATCGCCTTGCCCGCGCCTCCCACCGCGGGCTTCCACCTCCTCTTCTCCGTTTTTACTCCCCTGCCGCGGGAGGACGTCCGTCACCTCCTTTCCTTTGCGTTTCAGAAACCAGCCGCAGTAACTTTTTCACATCTTGTCTCTTGTAAACGTGGCGGCAACTTAACCTGATTGTGAATTTGAATACCTGCTCATCTTTGTTGTATGCCGCGACGCTCGTGTCTGTCTTTTCAATTCTGAGGTTCAACCCGTGTTGTTCACAAAGGCGCCTCAACCAGTCTTCTACCAGGCTCACGTAGTATTTCTCGCGGCTGCGGCGCGCGGCCGCATGCCGCTCCGTCCGCCAGAAATACGTGCTTTCTTTTAAGACATAGGGTGCCTCCAATGACTCTAAAGTTATCTTTCCCATACTTCCCCCTCCCTTTTGCCGTCGTTCCCCGACGGCATTTGTTGTTTTCCACTTTTATTTTACTGCCTTTCGTTGCGCTACGATGTCGGTTCCGTAACGAGTCTCGACCGGTTCAGTAACAAAATGATGAAGCACGATGATGAGACCCTTTAAATCGATTCCCGCAACCCCTTGCTGCAACAACTGCTCCGCTTTTTGCCGTGTCTCTTGTGGTATGAGATGCCACATCCTGTTCTCGAGCCAATCTTCAATGATTTTTCGCACATCTTTCATCCTTCACCCCTCCTTTCCCGTTTTCCCGCCACCTCACCCGGCGGGGCTTCTCAAACACTTTTCACCCCAATTATACCCCCCCTACATTGCGACATAATGTAGACTCCGTAACGACTTGCGATCAAGTACATTGCAGAATGATGAAACCGAGAAAGCGCAACCCATGTTCTCCTCCCTTAGCCACCGCGCCGTTCATGTGGTAAACTATTGTTGAAGGGGTGCAAATGGCAGAGAAGGGGGGATTGTTTGTGGGAAAGCTTTCGCGGAGAAAAGGATACCGTGGCGAGAAGGAGGCAGAAGAAATCCTTCGCGAGCTCGGTTTCGACGCAAAACGCGTCCCACTTTCGGGAGCGTCCGAGTTCCAAAAAGGCGATGTCGTCGTTTTCGAAAAGGGACATCCGCAGTGGGTCGTAGAGGTCAAGAGGCGCGCACGCGGTTTTGAAACGCTGTATCGTTTCCTTGAGCGCGCGGATTTGCTCTTTGTTAGAGCAGACAGAAAAGATTGGATTGTTTGCATGGAGTTAGAGACCCTGAAGAAACTTTTGAAACGAAATACCCTCCCAAAGGAGGGTTAAAGCGCTTTTTCTATTTGAAGGGAGGTGGAGCAGGCTAATATTCTATTTTACCACACCTGGAGTTTACCACAACTATTTTCTTTCAATTCTATCATACCACGTGTTTTTCTCCCTATGATAAATTCACGTGTTTTTCAGCTATGCGTTTGGGGATCGTTACGGTAGCTTCATGCGATCGCAAAACTTAGTCGATATTATCTTAGCGAGATTCGAAAAACTTTAGCACGTCTAACATAGTCCCTCCCACTATGTTAGATGTAGAAAACTCAGGAGGAGGTGGAGCCTGAGGGAGGCAGGCGAAGGCATGTGGGTGAGGCTACAGAAAGAGCAAAGTGTTATTTGGCTGAACACGAACAACGTATCCGCGATAACGTACGTCTTCGCGCGCGGCCCGCTGTTGCAGATCCAGTTCGTAGACGGGAGCACGGAAACCTTCGAAAAGGACGAGGCACAAGCCTTCTACGAGGAACTGAAGAAAGTTTTGGGAGGTGAAGAAAATGAGTGACTTGCCAAAACTTATCTCAGTAACACAGCAAGAAATCACGGCGCTGAAGGAACAGTACGATCTCTTCAGACTGTTACAAAAAGAAGTTCTTGAAGCGGACGTCGATTACGGTTTCCCGCACGGGAAACGCGAAGGGAAACCATCGCTCTACAAGTCGGGTGCCGAGAAACTCACGCGCCTTTTCAATCTCATACCACATTTTGAGCTCCTAAAAGCGATTGAGGAAGAAAACTATGTTTATTACATGTTCAAGGCTACACTCACAACCGCGTCTGGTCAGGTCGTGGGAGAAGGATTCGGCTCGTGCAACAGCAAGGAAAAACGTCATTGGAGCGATAATCCTCTTGGAAACGCAAACACAATATTAAAAATGGCTAAGAAACGTGCACACGTCGACGCCGTTTTGACTGGGCTCGGAGCCTCAAATGTTTTCACCCAAGACTTAGAAGATATGGAAACCACCGAAGCAGAGCAAAAGCCGGCGCAACAGACGCAAAAACAAGAACTTGCGACGGAGAAGCAAATCAAAATGATCACGCACCTTATCCACGATCTCGCAAAAGAAGCCGAATGCTCTGTTGAAGAAATTGTCGCCGATATCAAACAAAGATACGGCGTACAAAGTTCGTCAGAGCTAACAAAAGCTCAAGCATCCAAATTGATAGACGAGCTACAAACATTGTTATCCGAAACACGCTCGCAAGACGGTGATTCGCATGAATGAAGACTACATCGATTTCCCTGTGTCTTCTGATTGGCTCGATTTCTACCACGAACGGGGTCTCACGCCCCGTTCGTCAGGAAGACTCTCCCGCGCCGAAAGGATGCTCCTTGAGCGAATAGAAAAGCTCGAGGAGCAGATGGCAAAGCAACAAGAAATATTGTTAGTCCTACTGAAGGAACTTCAAAAGAAATCTTCAAGCCCACGTCCACAACCGACAGATTGGGAGAAGCTCAAGGAGGAATGAATATGATCGTGGAAAAGACCCCCTTGGGGTGTTATGCGTTTGAAAACTACGCCATGGGAACAATCGAATTTTCGTTGTCGCGAATCATAGAAGACGAACACACTTCGGGTCTTTTAACAATCAAAGGTGTCCTCGTGGATGGCACAAGAATGCATATTTACACTGGAAGACTAAGCCTGAGCAGCCCGCAAAGCCGAAAAAACGTGGCAAACTACATCAAAAACGTCGTGGCTGGGAGTCCTTTCGAGGGCGTTGATTGGATCAAACTCGTCGAAAAATTCTGCAACGACGTTTTCACACTCTTGCACACACCTAATGAAGCTAAACCGCTGGAATTTTGTGAGACGCTACCGACCGTAGAATATCTGTTATATCCTTTGCTCCCTGCGCGCGTCCCTGCTCTTATTTACGCTCCAGGTGGTGCAGGAAAATCCATCGTTGCGCTCTATGTCGCTGTCCTTCTCCAGTCAGGATATGATCTCAATTATCAACGTCAAGAGCCTGTCAACGTCCTCTACATGGACTGGGAGCTCGACTACGCGTTGACAAATACGCGCTTCAACCAGCTTGTGCTCGACATCGCGGGAAAACGCCCGCCGCTGTACCTCTCAGCCACAAGAACACTGACAGAGGAGATATATAACATTGTTGAAAACGTCACACATCACGACGTGAAATTAGTTATCCTCGACTCAGCGGCTTTGGCGTCTGGAGGAGACCTGATCGATTCGGCGAACGTGATTCGCTTCTTCGCCGAGGTGCGCAAACTAACTGACATGGGTGTAACTGTGTTAATCATTTCCCATGTCTCGAAAGCGCACAAAGAGAAGGACGACGGAGCTATGCCAATTGGGTCTGTGTTTTTCGAAAACCTCGCGCGCATGACCTGGGAGCTCAAGTTCTGGCGCTCTCCCAATGACGAAAAAACTTTCATTTACGCGCTCTATAACCGAAAATCGAACTTTGGGTATCACGATCCCATCGGCTTGCGCGTGCAGTGGCAAGACGGGTTCGCATTCGTCTCCCGCGCGGACACAGAATTGAAAACGAACATAACGGGAAACACTGTTAGAGACGTTGTATATTCTTTGCTCCTCGAAGAAGGTGAAATGACCCCCGCAGACCTGGCGAAGCTCATCGGAGCGTCTCAACAAAGCGTCTGGAACGCTTTATCGGAACTCAAAAAGCAAGGGTTAGCCGAAAACTCCTCCAGAGGCAAATGGAGGGCTATACATGGGTAAAAGTAGAAACGTTAGAAACGGGTTAGAAACGCAAAACCGCTTCTCATGTGGGTTTGAATGCGTTTCTACTTTCGCTATATTATATAAAAAATATATAGAGTGAGAAAGCTATTAGAAGCTTTCTCACTCTTAAGAGAGTAGAAAAAGTAGAAAGGTTAGAAACTCGGATAAGTATCGGAAACGCGCTCCAGAAAAGGGATTGCGGCGGCGTGTGGCGAGGGGGAAAGTAGAAACAGTAGAAACGGGTTAGAAAAGGGAGGGAAGAGGCATGAAAAGCTTGTTAGAGAGAGCAAACAGAATTGCGCTTGTGGAGTACGGTTGCGAGCTTTGGCAGATTGAAGATGAGGACTTGTGGCAGTACATTCTTGAGAAAGCTGAGGAGGAAGGAGGCGAGGAGGAATGAGCTTCATCGTAGGTTTGGGACTAATACTGTTAGGCGCTTTGTTGGGGATGTTCGTAATGGCGCTTTTGCGCGTGGAAAGGAGGGATGACGATGAAGATCGCGACGCGAATTGAAAAAACGCCACGCGGGATAATTGCGACCGTCGAAGTCGTTAACGAAAACGGGAAGGTGCTCTATGCGGAGGAATTTGACAATCTTCGCGTAGCTCAACTTGTGAAAAGGATTCAGAACAAGAACCCGCGCACACAGCTGAAGACGTTGATAGTCTTGTTGCACCTGTACAAGTTTTCGAACCGAAAACCCGTTTTGAGACAGAGGATCTTGGAGCTTGTCGGGGGATACTTAGACCGCGTGGACCAACTTCGCGTGGCGAACGAAGAGGAAGACGAATGAAAAGGAGGAGAGGAAATGACAAAGACCATTCGCGACGACAAAATATGTTTTGTGTTTGAAACAATCGAAGAAGCTCGCGATTACCTAATCGCTTTGGCAAGCATGACACCGTTCTACACAGCCAGCAACGGGGGCATCTATGAGGTTAGAAATATCAGAAACGTTAGCGTCACGCTTGTGGCTGAAGCGGATATTCGCAAGCTTGAAAGGGAGGTGGAAAAATGAGGATCTACGTATCTGCGAATGGAAGCAAAACACTGTTTCACGAGACAAAGAAGATAACACGCGGAGAATGGCACGAGGTGAAGCGACTTGTGAAGGCGTACTTCGGCTGGAAAAAGCTCACGTGGGTTCGCGTCGAAGATGGCATTTGCCTAATGGACGCAGAAAGAGTCGAAAAACTTAGAAAAGCATTTGCGCATTGACGGGAGAGCGAAGAGCTCTCCCGTTTCTGAAGGGAGGTAGGAGCATGGAAGAAATCATAGAGCTTGACGGTGGAAGAATCTTAGTAGTGAAAAACATTCTTTCTGAAAACGGAGACACGACGTTGGCGGAAGGGCTCGTTGTGGACGCGTCAGGGCATGAAACGCACTACGTGATTGCGGAAATACACAAAGGCGCAGTCACGATCGAATGGTGGGCTTGACTAATTTTATTCGGCGTGGTAATCTTGAAACAGGAGGGTTAAGGATGGAAATAGTGAAAAAGAAACTTAGCGAACTGAAACCAGCTCCGTACAATCCGATTCACAATCAGATATCGCTTCAACTACGCTGAAGAGCAAGCCTAAAACCTTTCCAAACCCGAGGAGGTCCAAGCAACGGGGGGAGCGCATGCGAGGAAGAAAACCGAGGTTCAACAAAGAAATGATCAATCAAGCTTACGAATATGCTTCGCAAGGACTAACTCAAGAAGAAATCGCTCACAATCTTGGGATATCGGAACGCACATTCTATGAATGGCTCAAGAAATATCCTCAATTAGGTGAGGCGGTAAAAAAAGGCAAAGAAGAAGCGATACACAAAGTCGAAAACGCTTTATTCAAGCGCGCGATGGGATACGAATACCAAGAAATCAAAGTGCATCGCGTGATTCGCGAAGACGAAACCGTGTACGAGCGCCAAGAAGTGATGAAAAAGCACATGCCTCCCGACACGACCGCGATCATTTTCTTCCTCAAGAACCGCGCGCCCGACAGATGGGCAGATAGGAAAGAAACCGCAATTGAGCTCGACAAGTTACCCAAGCTTATAATCGAACTTCCTGAAGAGGAGAAAACAAACTATGACGGAAACGCGGACAAGCAATTGGATGATTCCTAAGTATGTGAGATTCTTCTCAAGAGCTATCCGCGAAGGTACTGAACTTGTTATTTTCGGCGGAGCAGGTTCAGGAAAAAGCTACGCCGTCGCGCAATATTTGCTGATCTTGATTGGCTACGCAACCGAGCCATTGAAAATCCTCGTGACGCGAAAAACCAACCCATCATTACGCCTGAGCGCATTGGAGCTCGTCAAGGAAATTTTGAGCACGAACAATGTTTACTTCTTCGAACAAAGAGCGGAACAAATTCTGAGCCTGCTCGACGGCTCTCGTATCTACTTCAGAGGAATGGACGATCCTGAGAAGATCAAAAGCGCTGAATTTAACATTGTGTGGATGGAAGAAGCGACTGAGTTCGACGAACAAGATTATAGAATCTTAAAGCTCAGGCTACGACGCCCGCAAGTGAGAAGCCGTAAAGGTTGGCTGATTCCGAATCAAATAATTTTGGCATTCAACCCCGTTTCTGTGCATAACTGGACGTACAAGCTCTTTTTTGAGCGTCAGAACCCAAGCGCTATGATCTTGCATACGACGTATCGGGACAATCCCTTCCTTGATGAGGAGTACATAAGACAGTTAGAAGCACTAAAAAACGAAGACAAAACATTCTACGAGATCTACGCGGAAGGTAGATTTGCAACACCCGAAAACCTGATCTTCACGAACTATCGTGTTGTGAAAGACGCGCCGAGCGAATTTGACGAAATCAGATACGGAATCGACTTCGGTTTCAACAACCCCACTGTGGTCCTGAAGGTTGGCATCAAAGACCAAAACGTGTGGGTGCTCGACGAACTCTATAAGACGAAGCTAACAAACGCAGAGTTGATTGACTTACTGAAGCAATTCGTGCGGGAGCGCAATGCGCCAATTTTCGCTGACTCTTCGGAACCCGCAAGAATCGAAGAAATCAGACGCGCGGGCTTCAACATCCAACCCGCTTTGAAAGATGTCAAAGCGGGCATAGATTTTCTGAAACGCAGGACAATCTACATAAGCGAACATTGTGTGAATACACTAAAAGAGATTCGCAACTACAAATGGAAAGAAGACCGAAACGGCAACCCACTCGATGAACCAGTCAAATTTATGGACCACGCTATGGACGCGCTCAGATACGCGGTCTACCAGAATCGCCAAAACGTGAAACCGCACGTTGAAAGGGTGATCGTATGAGTGTGGATCTCCGGCAGTACGCGAGCGAACACCTTTTACCTTCGCTAACATCTTTAGAGTCGGTTCCTTTGCGTCTCACGGCGCAAGACGTCGAAAAGATGTTGCGAGATGAGACGATCGGCGCAGGCTTGGACATCCTCTCGAACACAACTCTCGGCATGATTGGAGATTACTTCAACCCGGTCGAGGAGCTACAAAACTTCGTCAGAGCTAACTTTGAACAAGCGCGCTATTCGATTCGCCAACAGTTACATAACCTCCTCACTTCTTACTTCGCATGGGGAATCAGCGTCGCTGAGATTCTTTGGACAATCAAACAAGACAAGGTTTATTTTAAAGGCCTCATACCTCTCGACATCACACGCGTTAGCTTCGTGACCGAAAAGGACGAAAACAACAAACAAATTTTGACAGCCGTCAAGTACCAGCAACCAGGCGAGGTTGTCGAAATCCCAGTTGAAAAATGCTTGATCCTGTTCCGTGGTTCTATTTTTGCGCCTAAGAGTGTGTTGGCGCGCATTTATCCGCGCTTCAAGATGAAAGACATGCTTGTGAAATATTGGGCAACGGCTATGGAACGTTTCGCGGCTCCTGCAATTCTGGGAAAGACTGTTAGCGACACGCAAGCTCTCGCAGACGCGTTGAAGAATCTTTACCGCAACGGCGTTGTCGCGGTATACAAAGATGATGAGGTTCAACTTTTGGAAAGCTCGCGCAATATTGGAGACGTGTTCCAACAAGCGATCGAGTATCTCAACACGCTGATCTTGCGCGGTCTTTTGATCCCGCAAGCTATCATGAAACAGGACAAGGTTGGTTCGTACGCGCTCGCAAAATCTCATCTTGACGTGTTTCGGTCCGTCGCCGCGGCCGAGGCGAACTATGTGGCCGAATTGCTCATTGACCAGCTTGTTGCGCGAATACTCGACTACAACTTCTCGAACATCGAGAGTTATGGGTTTTTCAAGATTAGGGAAGACAAAGACATCGAGGCCAAACAGGCCATGACGGATATCATCGTGAAACTACTTGAAGTTGGCGTCTTGGACCTCGTCGCGGACGCGGAATTCATTCGCTCTGAATTAAATCTGCCGAAGTTGGAGGAGTAATCGTGTCGAGCGTCGTTGGTAAACTCATGCTTTCTTCGGAGCGAAAAATATTGTTCAACGTGCAAAGAGTGTTCAAAAAAAGTCTTGACAACTACCTTAACACTGGTAAGATAGATGTGGAACAAGGAGCCGAAAATCTCTTTCGCCCGCTACTCTACGCCTTCAGCTTAGGAGTTCTCACGAGCGTTCGCAAGCGCCCACGCAGATTAGCGACGTTCTCAGAGGAGGAGCTTTATCTGTATCTCAAACAATCTTTGACAAGTGAATGGCAAATCTTAGCGAAGGTCATAGGAAAGGTCTTCGAGAACGCTGAGGAAGCGGTTAACTATGTCTTTCACGCTCACAAACCCGCGCTAAAATTCTTAGAGTCCTACACGGTTAGCGTGTCGCAATACGAATTGCGAGCGTTAGCGACAGAGATCACAGACGCGGTTCGTCAAACATTGTTGCGCGGAATGAGCGAAGAAGAAGCGATAAAATACATCCAAGAGCAGTTCAAAGCGTTCGAGAAAAAGCGCGCGAAGGCTATTGCGCGCACCGAAACAACACGCGCTTTCAACGTCGGAAATCTCGCAAACACTGTTCAGTACATCGAAGGTTACCGATTCACCGCCGTGTTGGACGACAGAACAACAGAAATTTGCCAAGAGCGTCATGGAATGTTCATCCCAGCTCACAATGTTGATATTCTTGCTCTGAACACGCCTCCTTTGCACGTGAATTGTCGCTCTTATCTAATCCCAGAATTGCACCACGTGAAGACGCAAGAAATTCTCGACGAACACAAAATGGCTGAGCTTCCCGAGATCCAAAAGCGTCCTGAGGATGTCGAAATAGTGAGGGAAATTTTGAGGACGGTGAGGTGAAATGATGTTAGCGAAAGCGAAGATTCTTCCTTTCGGCAAAATCTACGTGTACGGTCAAAAGGAACCCATCGAGTTTACGAAAGAGCTCGCCGAAGAGATCGTGAAGAACTTCAACAAAGGCTATCCACACTACAAGCCGTTCGTGAACATTGATCACGAATCAAGTGAAAAGTACGGCGACGTGAAGGAGCTCTACATCGAAGAAGACGGCTTGTGGGCAGTGCTCGAACTAAATGAGGAAGGACAAAAAATGTTAGAGGAACACAAGTACGAGTACGTGAGCCCCGAAATCGACTTCGCTTATGTGGACCGCGAGACGGGAGAGGAAGTCGGTGTCGTGTTGCTCGGCGTCGCGCTCACGAATCGCCCCGCGCTTCCTGAGACGAAGCTAACTTTCAAAGATGTTTTCATCGCCATGTTTTCGGGTATGCGACGACTCCTCAGCGAGAGGAAACGTTGGAACGGGATGCTTGTTGTTCCCGAGCGCACGAAGCAATGGGACTGGGACGACGCGCGGGATGGAAACAAAATTATCGAGGAAAAAGGATGGAAAGCGTATGCGAAGTGTCATTTGTACGCGAACACGCGCGATTTTGAAGAAGGCCCCAGCGGAGTTCCTGAAGTGAAAGCAGCCTACAAGTTTCCAGTCTGCAAACTCGAAAACGGAGAATTTCACCTTTACTTTCGCGCCGCCGTCGCGGCACTTGCTTACCTGCATGGCGCGCGTGGTGTTGAGGTCGATCTGACAGACGCGGAAAAGCTCGAAGTTATTCGCAAGATCAAGGAGATTTACGAACTGTTCGGAGAAGAATTCCGTGGCTCGGACGAAGTCGCGTTGTGCGAGGAGATCGAGCGCCTGAAAAGAATGAACAAACATCTTATGGACAAGCTAACAGAGTACGAGAACACGATCAACGAATTCAAAGAGAAAGAAAGAGAGCGCGAGCTCAACGCGTTCAAACAAGAGTTAGTCAAAAAAGGTGTACCGCCAGCACTTGCCGAAGAATATGTTAGACTATTCAAAGAAGGTAAGATGGACAAAGAAAGTATCTTGAAACTCGCAGAGCACACGAAACGCAATTTGGTACGTCAATTCGTGAACCCAGATAGCGCTGACATTGTTGATATTGTGGCTAAACAAATGCGCTGGAAGTAACCTAAAAGGAGGTTGAGAAGTTATGCCACAGGATTGGAAACTACTGACGGCTTTTATCAAAGTGGCAAAACCTGCGCCCTCGTTCCTAACAAAGACGTTCGAACAAGTAAACAGAGCTTTGTCACCTGTTCCAAAGGTGACGCTGCGCAACATGGACGCGACGGTAACTGCCGCGCCTCTTCGCGGTCTTTACACGCAAGCGGTCAACCAAAACGAAACCTTCGCGTACACGGAAACAGACATTAACCCACCGCAGATCTTTGTGAAAATTCCGATCACCGAAGAATTGCTCCTTTCGCAGATCTCTGACCCGAGTTTGATCATCGCAGACACAGGATCTGTGACAAACAATGTTATGTTCGTCTACGCCGAAGCCGTCGCGCGCTTGAAACGCATGGTCCTAAACCGCATCGAGCTCATGTGCGCTCAGATCGCGGGAACAGGGAAGATAAACTACAACGACGGCACGTACACGTACACGTTGACGTACACCGCGCCGAGCGCAGTGACGCTGGACCCAGATTCTAACCTTCTTTTGTGGCTCAAAGATCTCGTAACTGAGCAAAAGAAACACGGCTTCGCCCCAGCGTACATCCTCGTGAGCAAAGACGTCGCGAGCGTTCTGCTCGACAACAAATACATCGACAAAGCGCTAACAAAGGCAAACTACGCTGTTGGCACGATATCGTTGAAAACCGAACCTTTCGTGACGCCGTTGTTTGAGCTTCCAGATTTGCCTCCAGTCCTGATTTACGACGTCACAATCGGCTCGGAGTCTCCATTCGGCACAGGAAAAGTTGTGCTTTTGGACCCGAACGGGCTTGGCATCGCGTACGGTGCGGTTGCGAACGCGAACTTGAATGCCGATATGAAACCAGTTGTTGGAGACATTTTCGCATTTGAAGCGCCATCCGTCGATGGAAGCTCAGTCGACGTTTATGCGGTTTCGAGACCGTTGCCGTATGTCCTCAACGTGAACGCCCTCAAAATTTACGCGGTCACGTTCGAAGCGCAACCGTAATAGCGACGGGAGGGGGGCCCCCCCTCCCTTTCTGAGGTGATGCGATGATAACATGGCAAGATTTAGAGAGTTTCATCCCGCAAACTCTGAAAAACGCGCTTCTGACCGATCCAGAAACGCAAGCGCCCGACGATAAAGCGATTCGAGATCTGTTAGACGAAATTAACGCTATGGTTGGTGACAACACAGGCCCAATTGTGGAGCTTTTTGCGAAGTACTTCGCGCTTCAGCGTCTTCACGAGCGATTCGGTTATCTTGAACAGGCGAAATACTACGCAGAGCGCGCCGATCAGTTTTACAGGATGATGAAAAACACAGCGTTGATTCAGAACTACAGCCGTCCTGTTGTGCGCTCAGACCCGCGCGCAATAACAGACGAGGAGCTGGAAAGATGGTAATTCGCGCTATCTTCGAAGGTGAGACGCTGAAAAACAAAATTGAAAAGCTCAAAGATCTTTCGAACCCGCTAAAAAAGATAGCGATTCATCTTCAAAGCGAGTCGCAAAAGACTTTCGAACGCAACACGGGGCGTGTGACGGCGTGGCCAGACTTGAGCGAGAAGACTAAGAAACGCAAGATAAGAGCCAAAGGGACCGCGTACCCGATTTTGGTGTTTCACGGTCGCTTGAGAGCGAGTATAACTCACGAAGTTAGTGAAAATACCGCAGAAGTCTACACGGGTGTGCATTACGGACCTTACCACCAATATGGCACGAGTCGAATTCCGGCGCGCCCGTTTCTCGAAATCGATGAAAGCACAGATGTTCCGTTTGCAATTCAACAGATTTTAGAACACCTAAGGAGTTGAGATTGTGACTGTCGAGATGCTCAAGGCTTTTCAGAAAAAGTTCTACGAAATCACACGCATACCGCTTAGCTTAGCGGAGCCGAATTGGAGCGCCGTACAATCTTTCCCGTGCGCTTTTTTAGACGTCACAAACGACGCATACGAAAAGGCTTTGGCGCAAGCGAAGGTGAGACGCGCCACGCTAAGTATCTTTGTCGTTCACAGAGTGTTAGAGCAAGCAAAGAACACGGCTATGCTGGAACTTCTGGCAAAGAAAGACGCTCTTGAAGAGTTTTTCAAGATAGGAGAACGCGTCTTTGTCGACAACGTCATGTTCCAAGTTAGAGAGTTTTCACTCAGTTTGCGCACGTTAAATGAGGAAAACAACTTTGTTGTGCTGGGGATCGCGATACGTCTCGAACTGAATTACTACGTGGAGGTGAATTGAAATGCCATACGTGGATCATCAGCACGTGAACGCTTTTGGAGGCTTGTACACGAGCGCGAGTTTTGCCGACGAATTCCAAGCGAAGACTTACAAAGGTTTGCCACACTATACAGTTGTGGCGGGGCGAAAAAAGTTAGCTACCGCTTCGATCGCTGGTATCCTTGATTCGACGACGACAATCACGAACGCTATCACGCACTCGGCGATGACAAGCGTGACCGTTGGTGGCGCAGGAAAAGCGGTCGAAGGAGTTTTGACGTCTCTAACTTTGTCAGGTAAGAAAGCGGATGTGATAAACTTCTCGCTTGAGGTCAAAGGCAAGACCGCAACACCACCAAGTTCAACACCAGCTCCTGGCACGCTCGCGATGCTCGAGGATGCAACAATCACAGTCGGGTCGAACCAACTTAGCGTGCTTGAATTCAATTTGAACGCGAGCTGGGATGTTGAATTCATCTGGGGCGCGGACGTTTACCCAACCGTGGCGGACACGATTTTCAAATCTTTTGATGGCACACTGAGCGTGAAACTGAACGCGACTCCGGGCCTCTCCAACACGCTTTCGGAGGTGTCCTTCTCAATCTCCATCGCTCTTGGCGCAAATAAAACATTGTCAATCACGGGTAAAGCGTATGAGACAACGCAAACAGCTGAAGACACGCCAGACGAGTTCTACGCAACGACAAGAGAGTTTACAATCTCCGAATTGACGATTCAAACCATGACAGAATGAAGGTGACAGCATGCAGACCGCGACGATAGAAATTCCTTTTGTGCAAGCAGGGAAGATCCACAAACTTTCATTGAAGTTGAGAGCTCTCAAAACGGGAGAATTCATTGAGTTTGCGACGCGACATCCCATCGCGTTCGGTTGGCTCTCTGGTTTGGGCTCTAACTTGATTCAAAAAACCCTGAAGGACGGCAAAGAGATTGTAGACGAAAGCGAAGTTGAAGCCGTTTTTGAACTCGTCAAGCCCACAATTGTTGAATTCACGATTGATTCGGAACCGCAGGACCTAAGTAAGTTCGACACGCTACCAAGCGTCGTCCAAGTTGCCATTATTGCGCAATTCAAGTTGTTCAATTTTGTCGCACAAGGCGATATTGATTTTTTCGAAGAAATCCTGTCCTATTCCGTGCAATCTCTAATCTCGTCAGAACCTCGAGTTATTTGAACGCAGATAGCGATCTCAAAACCGTTTTGCTCCTCCTCACGCTGGGAGGCGAAATAGATGGCAGATGACAAAGTTAGAATCCTCATCGAGGCTGAAGATAAAGCGTCCTCGGCTTTGAAAGAAGTCGCCAATAACGCCGAGCGAACCGCCGAAGCTGTGACCGCCGCGGGAAGGAAAAGCGCGCGGGGGCTCGGTTGGGACGAACTAAGAAATGACTTAAACAAGGTGTCAAACACCTTCTTGGGCTTAGGCGCTGCGGCGACAGGGATTGCGGGAGTCGTCACGGCGATAGGCTTGGACCTCAACAAAGCGATCGCGGAAGCTGGTACGGTCGCAGGCTTCACGGCTGATAAATTCAAGGATCTTGAGATGGTCGCGCGCGATATTAGCAAGAGCCTGCCGTTGAGTGCTACCGAAGTGGCGCAAGGCATGGCGGTTCTCGCGTCTGAAGGCGTGAAGGGCGTTGACGTGATCAAGATGATCCCCTCGATCGCAGAGCTCGCGGCTGGCTCAATGAAAAATGTTGGCGACATCGCTAATTACGTTTCCAACACGATGTCGCGTTTCGGCTTGAGCGTCGAAGAAACACAGAAAGTTGTTGATGTATTCGCATATGTTTCGAATGAACTTGGCGTGAACATAGACAAGTTAGGCACGGGTCTTTTGGCAGTTGGAAGAATGGCGAAAGAAGCGGGATTGAGTTTCGAAGAAACTGCGGCGGCGTTAGCATTGTTGAACCAAGCGGGAATAGAGTCAAGCCAAGCGGCGATGAGTCTGCGAATGATCATTGGCGGGCTAGTGACGCCAAGCAAGGTCGCAGCGGAATCCATTAAAGCTCTTGGCTTGTCACTCGAACAGTTAGACCCAACAAAACATACTTTGGGTGAAATAGTCACGGCCTTGGCGAACGCAAATGCGTCGTTTCAGGATCTCGCTTACATTGTTGGAGACCGCGCCGCAGCGGCTCTGAAAGTACTCATAGACAACGCATCCCGCGTGGACGAACTCACGACGAGTTTTCAAAACGCTTCAGGCGAAGCGAAAAAGCTTGCAGACGAGATGGCGAAAACTCCGTATGCTCAATATCAAATGGCGCTTACCTCCCTTAAAGAGATGGCGTATTCGATCTTTCCCGCAGTATTTGAAGCGCTAAAAACTGTTTTGAAACCGCTTCAGGATCTTGTGAACTGGTTTAATTCGCTACCTGAAGGAGTCCAAAACGCAATCGCGAAGTTGGTTGTTTTTGGTGGCGTTGGGTTAACCGCAGCTGGTGCAATCGGCAAACTCGTTGTCGGGGTTAGCGATGCGATAGAGATCTTCAAAAAGTTCATCGCGCTCGACGTGCCTGTGATTCTGTCCAAGATCGCTTCGGGCTTTTCGATGCTCCCTGACCTTGCCGTGAAAGCGGCGCACGCTATTCAAACAGCTTTTGCTGCGGCTGGCGCAACGATTGCGACCGTTGCGGGAGTCGTGGGGCTGTTGATTTTTGACCTTTACAAAGCGATCGAGCTTGTGAAAATACTCGTGGACCTGTTCAAAATAAAGAAAGAGACAAAGCGCATAGAAACTGAGACTCGTATGGCAGAGACGGCGAATGAAGTTTTGCGCTATCTCACAACAACTGCGCCAGCTGAGATTGATAGACTCCGTCTCATGGCGCAAGAGCTTGTGGCGTATGGAAGAGCGAGAACGATTCCAGAAGCGATAACGCAGATAGCGGCAACGGGGGCAGGAGCTTTAGCGATCCCGAGGGAAATACGAGAACGTGCGGAAAGAGTCGTGAGGGAATACAAGATCCGCGTGGACATCTCCGACTTCGACGCAGAATGGCGCAAGGCTGGCGAAAATTTGAAACGCTCGATCTTGACAGAAATATTTGAAGGAGCGCGGCCATGAGGCAATACGAGTATGAAATGAAGATCGAATCAACCGAGTTTGTTGGACGAATCACAACAACTGAGGACCGCGAAGTGGGTTCCCAGGTTTCGCTCACGCTTGGTAGCGTCACGATACAGGGAAAGATAATTCGAAAAAGATCCACGTGGTTCGGCGTCAAAGGCTCTGTGAAAGCGTTTCAGAATGTGTATGATTTTGTCTACACTAATCCTGTTTTTGAAGAGAAATTCTTCCGCTTTGCTCCGTTTGCGAACCTGCAAGCGCTCGCCAACGAATCGCTGATCATAATTGAAAACGTACCTGAAACAGAAGACCCATTCGTCGTGAACTTTTCTGGCACGGTGCGTGAATTCGTTCAATACATCGCAGAATTGGCTGGCAGAAGCTGGTATATGGTAGACGCGAACACTGTTAGACTCTTCGAACTAACGCATCACACCATTTCAGTACCCGAATCGGCTCTCTTTGCGGAGTTAGAAACAGGATCGTTTAGCTACGAGATCTTCAACGGCTACAAGTACAAGTACAGCTACAAAACTTCGGTTCTCAAAGATCACGAGATTTACCTAACAGACAGAGACCGTTTGCGCGCCATCATCGGCAAACCATTCGAAGCAGGCGAAAACAAGTATGTGTCGATCTATCTCGAATACGCCGAATATCTGCCATACAGCGAAATAAATGAGGTCTACAGCGTTTCATCCTATTTGTCTGGCTTTATTAGAGGAATAACAGAGGACACGACACCAGGACGCAAAGAATGGGGCTACAGCGCGGAAGATAACCGCGTAATAAACTTAAAATTCAGGCTCGTCTTGCCATACGATTCTGAATCTCCAGAACCCGCGCGCGTTGTGTTCGAGCAAGCGTGCCAGGTTCTTGGAATTGATCGCGCTTTTCGTCTGACTCCAGACTTTTCTGTGTCTCTCAATGTTAGCTACACGCTCACAGGCACGTACACCCACGGTAACGAACCTTACCTTGAAGTCGATGTGAGCCACGTGCCAGCCCCTTTTAGACACAATTACGCGAGTTATATGCTCTTTTGGAACGGAGCTTTGACAAAGTTAACCTACGCTAAGGAATTCAGAGGAGACGAAATAAATTCGATTCCGACCCTCGGACCGAGCGAGAACGGTATCGTGCAAGCTGTGCGGATAGGCTATGACGAACTGACAGAAGTCGCAGAAGCTGAAATTGAGGTGATCGGATGAGACAGTTAAAACGCGGAGTAGGAAAGAAACTGCGCGAGTCCCAAGCGACTGTGATTGTCTCGGGGCATATAGCTGGAATATACCAGATTCAGGGACTTTCGGCTTACTGGGCACAAATAGAGTTAGACGACGGCACAACGGCGACCGTCCCTGCGACGCGGTGGATGCGAAAAGGTATGCGTGTGGTCGCGCTGAGAAAAGGTTCTGAGGTGCTTTTAACATGATGAGACGCGATCCAATTGAACGCGTGATTGAAAGGTATCGAAATGAAATAGACATCATCCCTCTTGAACGATTCGTCACAGACGCGCAAGGAAGGCGCTGGGCAGAGGTTTCCTACAACGGCGAAAGTTGCTACCTACCCGCCACAAAAGATTATTCGCTCGGTCAAAGATTGTTGTTTGGACCAGGCATGAACGTTGTTCCTCTCGTCGAAAAACTTTTCTATAAAGGGACTCCGAACGTCATTGTTAGCCTCGAAGCGCCAGCTGTGTTGGAGATCCCGACGACTGAGATTCATGTGACAATGTTAGAACCGCGGGTTGTTATCCCTTACGCGATAAATGGCCTCATATGCGCCTTCCGTGGAGTGAAATATGGGTGGTTTTATGGGCTTTACTTTGGCGGAGACTATCTGGAAGCGTTCGGCCTCATCGGCGCGTCGTTTTCGGCTGTGTCTATTAGTGCTGGCGAAAAGTACGTGTGCGTGCGTACTAATAAGGGTGTAAGTGTTTTTGAAATCGTTTACGACTCAGAGTACGGTCCATACTTGCAAAAAGTGTCATTCAACGCTTTGCACAGGCTCCTTTTCGCGGAACCCGACATACCTCACATAGATATTGAAAACTCACAATCGTTTATGGTCGTGGCGAAGTACGACACGTTCATAGAAAACATGGTTGAAATGAAGATTTTTAGGTCTGATGGTTCGAGCGTGGCGGAAACGATCGCGACAGTGACGCTTATAAGGGGGCCAGTGGCGGGAATAGTTTCTGTATCAGGACCAGCGAAACAAGTTTGGATTGCAGAAACACTGATAAGCGACACTCGGTTACTTGCTTATGTTCCAGATGAGGACACGCTGGCTCTGCAAGCGTTTTTCGACGCTACTGGCGCGCGCTTCTTCGTGCCAAAAGTGAACAAAATTGGCGTTTTCAACACCCAAGGCGAACAAGAAGCTGAAATCCTCTATGACATTCCCAATGCCATACAAGGAGACACAATGGCGAAGATCCCAGGCGTGTTCGTTTTAGAGCAACAGTATTTGATAGGAAGTTTGACTGAAAATCTCGGACATTTGTACGCGTTCTTCTGCGACCGCGCTTTGAATGTTAGCAACTACACAGAAATTGAGTGCTATGATTATTTGGGAACCTATTCGGCGTGGCCAGCGCATACGCTGTTACAAGTTCGACCGTGGCAAAGGTTTTGTTTTCTACCAAAGTGAGGTGGAATTTGTGGGAGCGGATTACACGCCGTTAGGTTTGTGGGTAATCGGACAATTCCTAAACGGTCCTGTTATCGACGTTGATTTTTACAAGGAAAACAACGTTTCAAAATTTAGAGCGATTATCATCAAAAAAGGCACGTACCGTGCCGGGTATGGGATCTTGTTCCCACAATACACGAGCATGGGGGCGCTAACTTCTTCAGCTGACCCTATCTTTAATTGGAGCTATGGAAACACTTTCATTAATAGGATTTGGTCGGGTCTGTTTCTCACTCCTTCCGAGTTTTTTCCAGTGGTCAATTTGGGAATAGCGCCGACAAAGAACGTATCTAATTTAGTGGCGTATCGTTTTCGATTCTATAACACTCTTTATTACGTTGTTTCGGGTCCTGAAACGCGTTTCGTGCAAGCTGTGAATGGGAATTTCACAAACTGCACGATTGAACAAACGGTGGATTGCGCTCCAAGTTTGTCGCTCTCTTCAGGGATATTGACTGTCACTTACAACGTTTCGATTCCTTTTCGTTGCATAAAAGGGAGTATTTTGCGTTTGAAGTTGAAGCATAATCTCCGGTTCTTTACCACGTCGGCGTCAACAACGTATGATCTATTATTATGAGGAGGAGTTAAGATGCAAATTGGGGACTATAACGCGATTCGGACGCTTTCATCACATACGAATGCGTTTGTCTTTGTGAGATCCGCTTCAAATGTGTTAGCTTTATGGAATGCGATACGCCAAATTGGTTTGAAGGTCGGAGTGTTCGCGCATTCTGGATTAAACATAACTGATTGGGGTTACGCGGTTGAAGGGAATCTTTTGCTAAGTCCGCTTAGTCACATTTTGCGTGACGTGTCTAACACTGGTTTTGTTGACTTCATTTATTTCACGCGCCAAGATGGTTCCATTTGCGATATCCAATATGTAGGCTTTCCGCGGGACAAACTTTACCCGAGCGATATCACGTCAACGTTCCCAGAATTTTGTTTTAACAAGTATGCGATTTACTACGCAGAATACGAAGGCGGATACACTTTCACCAGTCAGGTTCCTGGCGAGTTTCGGCAGAGAAAGTCCGAAACGGTGACACAAAACTATGTTAGAGAGTATTTCCGCAGCGGTGCCGAACCGGTGTCGCAAATGCCGAGCATCGACGAAGTGCACCCACCGGCTCGCGAGATAAATGGGCAAATACGAGAAAGAACCGCGTGGGGGATAGCTTATCCCGCGCTTGTCCTCGGTCAGGGTTCTAACACAGTGACACCACACTACAGAATTTCAGCTTTTCAAGCAGGGTTAGATTCGATCAGACCGCGCACGAGCGCGCTTCAATACACGTTCTTTGTGCGTGATTCGAGGATGCATAGCAATTTGAAAAAATTCCGCCTCTATGACGCAAAATTTGCCATTTTTGAGCCAGGTTATATCGCGATAGCGATCAACAACTTGTTAGTTGAATTTAATCCGCCTTCTTTAGGCTCATACGTGGACGTGAATTTGTCGAATATAACTCCGCAAGCAATTGAAGCGCCAGATGGGTTTCAATATTTCGGTCTTGTGCTTGCGCTTGAAGCAAGTCCCTTGACTGGATATTCGGGGCGCGTCGTGGCGGAAATAGATTTAGGGACGACGACGATTCCCGTGGTCGATCAAAGTCCTTTCTGAAGGAGGTGACGCTGATGCTTTTCAAGAAAGACCGAGGAGGTGTTTTGAATGCCAGTAACGGCGAAAGCATATGGACAGTTCCCAAAACTTGCGTTGTCCACGCACCCTGTGGATTTGTTAAACGACCCTATCAAAGTTATGCTTCTCGCACACACTTACACGCCAGACCAAGACAACCACAAGTTTCTTTCTGACGTAGTAAGCCACGAAATCACAGGGGAAGGCTACACAGCCGGCGGGCAAGCTTTGGCGAACAAGACGCTAACATACGACGCGGCGAACAATTACACGATTTTCGACGCGGACGACGTGTCTTGGCCAAACGCGACGATCACGGCACGATATGCGGTCCTATATGCGGATATTGGCACGTCCGCAGACGAGAAGCCCTTGCTCGGATACGTCGATTTTGGACAAAACAAAAGTTCAGAAAATGGCGAGTTCACGATCATCTGGAACCAAGCTGGTATCATGCGCTTCTCAACTCCGTGAAGGAGTGAGGAGGAATGATCAATCTTAGTGCAAGAAACTTTTCTCAGACTAAACTTGCTCAAAGACAACAAATACGCCAATTCAACGCGGATATGAAACAAGCTATCGCGCGCGCAAAGACTCTTGAGGAGTTGAAACAACTTCGAGAAACTATCTTTCAAGCGACTACTGAGGTGATCGCATGAGCAAGGCGCGGGGGGAGCATGACATCAGCCGTGTTGTTCGCTATGACCTCGACACAAGCGAGGTCGAGATCTTGCCTCTCGGGGATCTTCACATCGGCGAGACGGGAAGTTACTTTCACGAAGCTGTCGCGTTCGTGGATATGCACCCTGAATACAAGCTAATTCTGTTAGGCGACTTGATCGACAACGCGATAATCTCGAGTATCGGTGACGTGTATTCGCAGGACAGGCCTCCGCACCGAGCGATAGAAGAAGTGACTAACATTCTTCGGCGCTGGAAAGAACGCATCTTGGGTGTTGTGGGAGGAAATCACGAGCGTCGCACGTGGCGCGTCGCGGGTGTGGATCCGATTCGCTTGATTTGCACAGAGTTAGGCGTACCGTTCAGTGATGATTTTTTGATCGTCGACGTAGCTTTGAACGGCTCTGCGCGCGGTTCAAGAGGACGTACACAGTATTCGATTGTATGCCATCACGGCGTTGCGGGAGGACGTTTTCCAGAACGCTCCGTACGTCAACACAGATACTTTTTCGAACGAATCCAGCGCGCAGATATTTACATCACGGGGCACACGCACGCGCCAATGACCGCGATGACGGCGGTCGAGGAGTATGATCCTCTGAACAAGAAAGTGATTGAAAGAAACATTCTTCATGTCTGCGTGTCGGCGTGGGCGCGAGCAAAGTATGCGGATCAAAAGCTGTTTCCGCTTGTTCCCAGATGCCATGTGATCGTGAAGCTTTACAGAGAAGAGAAGAAAAAAGAAGTTAGACTTGTCGAAGTAAAATAAGTGTGATAGGACAACTTAGGTTAGAAAAACAACACTAGTTCAAGTGAGGTGGGAAAATGGACAACTTGTGCGAAAGAATTGCGGCGGTTGAAACACTGTTAAAGGCACAGGAAAAGGACATCGAGGAGATAAAACAGCAACTCAAGTCCTTGTCCGATCGTCTAAACGGCTACTTGGAAAATCGTGTTCGTGGCGTCGTGAAAGCCATGGTCGGTGAAATCTTTCTCGCGGTTCTCACTTCCTCGGCGGTTATAAGTTTGTTAATTTCCTTCCTTCTGAGGAGGTGAGGACATGACAAGAAAAATGCTTGAACACTTAGTTGAGGCACACTATGTTGACTTTGTGACGGCGTACAAGGTCGCGGACTTTCCGAAGTTGCACCACGTTTTTGCGCTGATTGAAACCGAAAGCGCCTGGGATCCTAACGCGGATTCGGGATATGCGAGAGGACTTATGCAGGTCTCGCGCGCGGCGCTCGAGGATATAAACCAGATTTATTCAACAAACTTCGACTACGATGACATGTTTAGACCAGACCGCAACATCTTTGTTGGGATTCGCTATCTTAGACGTCTTTACAGAATGTTTTTCGACTACGAACGTGCCGACATTCTCGCGGTCATGGCATACAATTGGGGTATTGGGAACGTTTTGAATTGGCTGGCGATGCGAGATCCGTCGAATTGCAAAATCGATGAAGCTGTACCGCAAGAGACAAAAGCGCACTTGATTGATTTCCTCTTTTGGAGCGAGTTTTGGCGACTCAAAGGGGAGGGTAAGCGATGAAAGGATTTGAGATAAGTGTAAGGATTTTAGGCGTTCCATACAGAATTATATGCGACGAACAAAAACTTTCCGAGGCGTGCGAAGAGGAAGGCTTGGAAATTGAAACCACACAAGGACTTCACGTCGCTTATGACCTCGAGGATGCTCGCATCTACGTGTCTCCGCTTCTCTCACGAACTCAGTTTGCACAAACATTGTTTCACGAAGTCTTGCACGCAATTGGGTACATAACGGGTCATGAGTCTTTGCGGCACAGTGTGCGAAAGAACGAACATTTTGTTGATGCGATCGCCACGGGTCTTGTGAGCTTCCTTGCAAACGAACAAGCGCGCAGGTTGGTTGATTTACTACTCACGAAGGAAGGTGAGACGAATGAAAATAGTGAAGGTGATTAAAGAGTTTTTCAAAGCGTCAACAGAATTCGTCAAGCGGTTTTGGTGGCTCATCCTCGCGTTAGTCGCGTTCGTCGGCGGAGCGGAGTTAGCGAAGAAAAAGCAAAGGCAACAGCTGAAAACAGAGTTAGAGGAGATTAAAAAACGTAAGACAGCGGAGCTTGATAAGCTTGAAAAAGAGCTTGAAAAGCTCAAAGCAGAGGAAAAGATCATCTACGACAAAAAGCACTTCAACAACGTGGATGAGGCGATTGAGTACTTGAACGAGGTACTAAAGAAACTTAAAAAGTGAAAAGGAGGCGAAATCATGAGATGCCTCGTGGTGTTGTTGCTTCTGGTGGCGGTAGTAGCTTCCGCATTCGATAGCGTCGTGCAGATCTACGAAATCATCGTAAGGAGCTTGATGTGAATGCGTGTATGGGCATATGTAAACGAGCAAGGCAGACTTTGTTGTGCGCTTTTAAAGGATGGTAAGCTAACAAAGTTCGAGATAAAAGAAGAAGGTTTCCGACTGGAGGGATCGTGATGAAGAGGCTTCTGATATTGTTGATCCTCTTTGCCGTCGTTTCTCTCTTCGCCGAATACAAAATCATTCAGCGTGCCGAGGACGGCAGATATTATCTCGACGAAGAAACGGTGATTTTGCTCGCAAACTACATCAAACAGCTGGAGGAGCTGAATCAGAACTATCGCGCGCAAATTGCGAATCTCGAACAACAAGTGCAAGTTTTGCGCGATATGCTGGAGCTCGAGAAAGCGGAAAAGAAAGCGCTTGCTGAAGAAGTACAGAGGCTGAAAACAGAGTTAGACAAACAAAAAAGAGTTGCATGGATTGTCGTCGGAGCGATCACGATAGGAACGCTCGTTTTGCTCTTCGTGAGGTGACCGTATGGAAGAGAAGTGGAAAAGCCGCAAATTCATCTTGGCGCTGCTTCTCATTGCGGCTTTTTTTCTCCTCAAAGTTTTCGACAAGATCGACAACGATAACTTTTCCCACGTCGTTATCGCGTTGTTCGGAATCTACTGCGGCAGCAATGTGGCGAGCAAGTTCACAAAATGAGGGGTGGCCATGGCATGCTCGGCCTCTACGTCCGCTTGAAAATGCTCTTTCGAAAAGGCAAAAAAGGCGCAAAGGAGTACGCGAGGAAAATTGCCGAGGCATACAAGATGCGCACGCTCGACGATGTCGCAAACTTCATGACGCGCTTTCGCTACATTCCCGACCCGCTGTGGGGACTTCTCGACATCCAATACGACTTGCCAGCGTTCGTAAGGCGCGGCGGAGGAGATTGCGACGATTTCGCTCTTGCTGTGTGCAGGCTCGCGCAGGCGCTCGGGAGGAAGGCATATTACATCACAGGGGTACACAAACGCCCCGAACGAAATCACGTTTTTGCCATCGTGCGCGACGAAAGCACGTATCAATACGAATACCGCATGTTCACACCGTTCGTACTCTTGCCGAAACGTTATTTCATGATCGATGAAGCGATCGAATCAGCGCTTGTGCTTGGCGGATACACCCGCTTCGACGTGCTGGACGTCGACGAGATTTGAGCAAAAGGTCCGCTCCTCGTGAGCGGACCTTTTCGCAGTGCGGTGCTTTTTCAGAGCTCGTTCACAATTTCCCATGGGAGACCTTCGGCTTCGAGGGTTTTCAAAACAAAGGACTGGACTGCGGTCGCTATTACTTCTTGCCAGCGGTGCATCTCTTTTACGGAGTCTTCGCCGAGCGTTTCAACAGGAGCACTGAAAATTATCCTGAGCGCTCGCGGCTTGTTCTCATACATGATTTCAAAGTTGAGCACGTCTGAGGGGTACCAATCGTGCTGCGCGGCCAATCTCTCCAACTGCGCGACCGCTTCTTGGACCTCGGGGATCTCCCAGAGATTCTTTCTCAAGAATTTGCGCAGCTTTTGAAGTACTTCTGCCTTTCCCATCGCCTTGCCCGCGCCTCCCACCGCGGGCTTCCACCTCCTCTTCTCCGTTTTTACTCCCCTG